AACTTTCAGCGTGCCATTTTGCGCCAAAAATACCTGCCTGTTTATGCTGTGTATTAGAATGTTACTGCCTATCGCTACAACCTCGCTGATGCTATTGCCCTGCGTGTCTTTGAGCAAAGTGCCACTGCTGTTCTTAACCTCAATCGTGAACTCACTGGCATCAGTCGCACCCGCTAAATTCAACTCAACGTTTAAGTTATACAAACCCGCATAACCACTTGCGGCAGTAAACACACCTGTACCTGTGTTCATCTTGCCATTATCAGCATTGTAAAATGGCGATGTCGTGTCGTTGAAAATTACCGTGTAATCACCTGCCCCTTCAAATGTGTAACCCGATGCGCCGACATAGCATTTGTCATCGCCGCTCACATACGGAAAAGCCTCGCCCGCATACGGAAGCACAAGCCGCTCAAATTCCGTGCTTTGAAAGAACGTAGATTCGTAGCGGTATCCGTGTTGTGCAAAGATTAGGTCAATCATCTTCTTGACCCAAATGTTCGGTCGCTGGACTTCGATTGGTATCAGCCTGTCAAAAGCGTAATTGAGCGCGGTAAACAACGCGGCAAACGGGCCAACAGGCGTTTGACTGCCCAATACGTGACCCAATCCAATCGCATCAGTGATGCCATACACAAACCCACTGGCATCGCTAAATGTATCATCCCAACTTCCAGTCACCAGCGATTCGGTAAAGGTGTGGTTCATCCCAGTCACGCCCACCGTGTCCACCAGCTTCACGCCTTCCATCGCTTTGAACAGGCTCACCTCCTCGCCGTAGATGCCAACTTCGTAGGTTGCCACCCCTCGCGTCACTGACATCGACAGCATCTGCATCGTGCCACGAAATACCTGCACCCCATCATTCCACAAAGCGCACTTCACCTGCTTGTTCGGAGTAAACCCACCCACGAAGGATTGCACGTTGTAGGCATAGCGGAAGGCGATGTCATTGGCTTTGCTGGATGGCAAGGCGATTGTCTTGCTGAACGCACCCCGCCGCTTGGTGATGTCAGCCAAGTCCTGAACGCTGAACGTGATGGCGATGTCGGTGTCCTGCGACAGGTCAAGGTCATAGCCTACCGTTGGGTTGTCCGCGTCAGGATAGCAAACGAATTTCGTCATCATAGCGCGGTGTTTTCGTAGCCTACCTGAACATCCACCGTGATGGCCTGCAATCGGTCATTGATGCGCTTCATAATTGCGAAGGTGTTTGTCTGCACCACCACAGGCACCAACGCGCCTGACAACTCAATCCAGCATTCAGGGCTGTAAATCATCTCCTGCAACCAACTGAACTCCGCATCCGATAGCCAATCGCTTTGTAGGTTGTAGGTGTCTCGGTAGGTGACGCTCCACTGCTTGTCAAATTGGTCATCGCCGTACACGCTGTTGTTGTAGCCGTAGGTTTGTCGGTTTACATTTACCGATTGTCGGTTCTTTTTTGTAAACGTGTAGCCATCCACTCCGCCGTACATATTGCGGAAGTAAACGCGCAGTTGGTCGTACCTCTCGCAGTTGTCAATCGTGTAGGTGTAGATGCCTGTTCGTGATACTCCTGTAAATGTACCCGCAGTATTAAACGCCGCTCTAACGGTAATGCTTCCGCCTTGCGATGGAAAGTTAATAGCTCCCGCTTGTGTGTCGCTTGTTTGGCCCGATGTCAAATTGTACAAACCACGCGGGCCAGCGTTGATGAGCATTGAACAGCCGCTAACCGTGCCAGTGACAATGAAGTTGCGGCCTGTGCTATATTCTACACGAATACAAACGCCTGTCACGTTGGTGTCATTCATTACGATGCCGATGAAGTCATTTGTGCCACTGGTTACCGTGCTACTGGCAGGTCGATTGCTTATTGTCTTTTGCGCAATGGCATCTCCGCTTACCGTTTCTGCATAGTAGGTGGTCGGATTGGCAATGGCTGTGTTGTAGTCCTGTTGCCTGAACGCCGCCTGCCACGCGATGACTGAACCTGTTGTTGTTCCTGTCGCCACCGTTGGCGGTGATCCAAACTCCTCGCGGAAGGTCAGGTTCGCCTTGACCGCATAGCCACCCGACTGCCATCCGCTTGTGGTTTGCGGAACTGCGGGAAGTATCAGCGTTTCAACCACCTTGCTCACGCCAAAGAATCCGTAGCTTGTTGTTGGTAGTTTATCGCACTTCAACCGTGCGCTTGCCGTGCTACCACTCACATCGCAGATATAGCGGAAGTTTGCGGATGCGGTTAGGTTACTGCTGACCACCACAACATCGCTGTTGCCGACAGGAAGTAAGGCGGGAAGGGAGGATACAATCGTTATGCTCATCGTCTGGTTGCTGTTTGTTTGCCAAATTCGGAAAGTAGGCGCAGGCTTATCTTTTGCCCTGTGATGTCGGCAATGGTCACCGTCAATTCGTTCACCCGCTTATCGGTCATCGTGTCGGTGTAGAATGGTCGCGGCTCAATGCCTCGCCTCTTGATGGCGCGCGCTATGTTGTACGCGGCCTCGTCAATCTCTTCCTTCGGGATGCCCAACGCCTTGTCAATCGCCCACTTGCGGATTGCCGCAACGTGCCGCTTGCTGGGCCTGATGTAGCGGAAACTGAACGGCCTGCCGCGCTTGTTCTGCACCCCATCCACGCCGTAGTTCACATAGGCCCAGTACTCCGCGCCTTCAAGGTCAATCTTCAACGCCTGCCCATCCAAGCGGAAGTCGGAAGCACGGAAGGACTGGCGAAGGTTTAGCGTGGCCGTGGCGTCATACCTATCCACTGCTTTATTCATCGCATCAATCGCGTCATTAAGCCACCGTAGTACTGCGCTCTTTACATCCTTGCTATCGGTCAGGCTAACGGATTCGGTAACGTCACTGCCAATGGCAGAAAGCTGACTGGTTAAACTTACATCAAACTTCATCAGCTATAAATACCACTGCCCGCAAATGTGTGCTATTGCAGGTCTTTCGCCAATCGAACGTAATTCATAAACTGCCGCGCGGGCATCGCAAACACCGCATCCATCTTCAGCGGGTCGCGCTTCGCTATCAGCACATACGCAACGCCAAGCCATCCATAGTCGGGTTTCGCTACGCCTTGTCCGTTGTCATCCTCTTGCTCGCCCGATCGAAATAGGTCTGCATAATCTTCAATAAAGGCTCTGAATGACGCAAAAAAAAACAGGCAAAACCCCAAACGTCAGCCATCTTCGCCTTCTTCATCAACTCCGCCCTTTCCGCGTGCTTGCCTCCATCATACGCCAATGTCTTGCCGTACCACGTCACCTCCCGCGTTAAACTGGCGAGCAACAGGTGCAGATTAGCCACTACCTCCCTATCGCTGGTCAGCTGATAGTTTAGCAGTTCCATCATCTGCCCTGCGCTCATTTGGTCTATGAACCACTCCATCCTGTAACGCTTGCCGCCAATGCGAACCACCCGCTTGGCAGGTAGCATCGAAAGCGCACCGCACTCTTCGTCAATGACTGCCGCCCTTGCGTTCAGCTGGTCAATCGTCCACCCTTCCACCGCACTCTGCTCCACGCCATCCACGATGCAGACCGTGTTTACCTTCTTGCGCAGGTTGCCCATATCGGGGTCAATGGCGGTCAGTTCTTGGAACTGGGCAACGGTTAGGCGGTTTAGTAGTTTCATAGCGGATATTTAGCACCGTTGTGGGTGAAGTGGCGAAGCAACACAACCTCGCCATCAAAGGTCAGCACGTTGCGGCGTACATCCCAACGACTGCCCGATGGCATATCAGCACCGTGGTTGTGCAGGTGAAAGCTGTGTTTCATATTCTTGACCTTAAAGCCAAGGCTGTGTATCAGGTAGCTTATCAGCCATTGCTGTTTGGCGTAGTGGTGAAAGATGCCACTAAACGAAGCCCAGTTCTGAACGTAGTGCTGATAAATTGCTTTGTGCGTCACCACCTTTGCGGCAATGCATCCCGTGTTGAACACGGGCAACTTCCAAACGCGCTCTTGGTTGAATCCATCAATCGCCTTTCCTGTGAAGCCAAGGTTTGACGCTTCCTGTAAAAGCGTCTGCCCCTGAAACTGATTCGGCCCGACCATCACCTCGCCAACCTGCAATCCTTCAAGTGCCTTGCGCTCGTTGTCGTTCATCCCGCGTTGCAAGTACATATCGCCATCCGTGAACACCACCGTGTCAAGGTCGCTGACTTCCAACCCCTCCGCGTGAATCCAATCGCCGTGTTGCACACATCCGTTGCTATTCCAAGCCTGAATCTCGGAATGCGGAAGGCGGTGAACCTGAACGCCATCAATTTCAGGCAATACCTCATCGCCTACGTAAATCAAGATGAAGCGGTCAAAGTTGCTGTGCGCTTTGACGCTCGATAAATAAGCGGTCATTTTTGGCATATACGCCGCATTCGCCGCTGTCATTAGTACTACTGCCATTGCTCAATAAGTTGGGTTGCTGTTGTCATTGCCTCGGCGATGGCTACATCCATATCGATGTATTTGTACTTGCCAAGCCTGCCCGCAAAGGTAACGCCTTTCTGCTCCTGCGCCAATCGCTGATAATTCGCCAAAACCTCCACATCATCCACTAACCGCATCGGGTAGTATGGTGTGTCATTTGTTCCGCACTCCCTGCTGAACTCTTGCGTTTGAATCACGACATCAACCTGCGGCGTTGGTGTCAGCAAGTTGTGTTCAACAATTCGCGTGTATGGCTTCTGCTTCGTGTAGTTGATGACTGGTGCGCCTTGTGATTCTCCCTGCACCCTTGCAAAGTCAAGCGTGCGGTAACGCAACCGCCCCTCGCTAAATTGGAAGTACGCATCAAGCGCACCTGTCCAAATCGTATGCTCACCTGTTGCCTCAAAGTTGCTGTTCAACCGAACCTCGATATTGTCGTGGTCAAGCATCGCTTCAACGACCGCCGTATAGCCATTTTCAGGCATCGCTTGATGTTTGTGGAAGTAGTAGTTATCATCCGCAGAATAACGCACTGGAAGGCGCGAAAATACGCTTGCTGGCAATCGTGATGGGTGAACGCCCCACTGCTTTTCCGTGTAGCCTTCGTAAATCGCTTTGTATAGCTTTTTGCCGACCGTTGCCAGTGCCAACTGCTCAAAGTTCTTCGGGAATGCGGTAAATACACAAGCCTCATCCACCCACCTTCGCGCCTCGTTTGGTGTCATCGCCTTCCCTGCAAGTTGGCACATCGTCAGCAGATTGACAGGCATTGATAGCAGTTGCCCATCCGAATGCGCTAACACCTTGTGGCGGTAATTCCTCCACTTGCCAAAGCGGTTTACAAACTGCCATACCTGTTCGCTATCCGTGTGGAAGATGTGCGCCCCGTAGCGATGCACCAACACGCCCTGTTCTTCCTTTGTGTGGCAGTTGCCCGCCACGTGGTTGCGCTGTTCATAGATGGTTATGTTGTGACCTGCCTCCGCTAATAAACGCGCAATGGTCGCGCCTGTTATACCTGCACCTGCGATGGCTACTTGCATTCCCAAAGTTACATAATTACATACTTCCCGCCTGCGCTCTGCGATAGCTTGTTGAGCGCAACGTAGCGCACCGCATCGATGGCGTGATTGTACTTGTCAATCGGCACTCCCAACGATGCACCAGTGCGGTCAGTATCCCAAGTGTAGTTGCGTAGTTCCTTGATTAAGTTGACGCTTGTCTTGGTTACTTGAATGCTGAACCTGTGAAGGATGTCGATGCTGTTGCGGATGCTGTCCTGTCCCTTCTGCGCTGGCTTGATGTTGAAGCCAAGCCTATGCACCTCCTCGATGCTTTTGGGTTCAGCTGAATCCGCGACAATCTCCCAACTTCGGTTGATGCCAAGCTCGCGCAACTTCGCGGCGATGTCTTGGTTCGTCAAGTTATTGCTATACATCAGCTCGTGCAAAGTCAACTTATCGCTTGACCTATAAACCGCGACCAACGCCGTCGGATCATTGGTGTATCCCCAGTCAAGACCAATGGCGACCAACTTCGATGTCGTGTAGTTGATTTCATCCACCTGCGTCCAGTTGCTGAATATTACGCCCTGAACACTGCCGACTTGCCCGAGACCGTACACCTTCCACCAGTTAGCCCAGTACGTTGATGTCGCGGCCTTCACCTCCGCCATCTCGATGTCCTTGCGGATCGTGTCAGGAAGTGCTTCGTTGTCGCGGAAGGTCAGCACCAGCAGTTCAGCATCATCCTCACGAAGCACCTCCGTGTGCGCCCAAAATTCGTGCGTTGGGTTGTAGTCGATGTAGATGGCTTCACTTGTTCGGATGGCTAACTGATAGTACGATTCAAAGTCGATGTTGTTCGCCTCATTGATGTACAGCACCTGCCGCCTTGCGCCTCTGAGCCTTCCTTCGCTGTCTGCTGAAAAGAACTCAATCGTGCTTCCGTTGGCGAAGTGGTAGGTCAGCAGGGTCTTGTTCCAGCGGTCGGGTGCCCAGCGTCCTGTCCACTGCATCACCTTGGCGAAGTCCTTGATAGCACCCCTGCGAAGGTGCGGCACTGATTCAGATACTACGCTGATTTCGGTCTTGGCCTTTGCCGCGATGTTGATAAGCACGGCAAGGATGGCGATGGTCTTGCCCGCAGATGTTCCGCCCTGAATCACCTTCTTCCGAGCGGCCACCTGCCGAATGCGTTTAATCGCTGTTGTGTACTCAAAGCTCACGCTGTGCGTGTTTAATTCGTGCCTTTGCTATCTCGCAGTATTCTTCTTCCCGTTCAATGCCGATGAAGCGAAAGCCTTCCAGCACCGCCGCCTTTCCTGTTGACCCTGACCCCATAAACGGGTCGAGGACGATTCCGTTTGGGGGGGTTACAAGTCGGCAGAGGTATCGCATCAGGTCGGTGGGTTTGACGGTGGGGTGATGGTTTTTTCGCATCGTAATGCTTCCCATACTGCCATCACGACGGCCAGACATTCCCCCTGCTAATTTTTCCACGCCTGCCACACCCTCATCCCTGTCGCGTTTGCTTGCCTTGGCGCAGTAGAAGAAGCGAGCCGAAGTCCCAAGCAATTCGTTGGCTTCCTCACTTCCATCGTGAATGAAGTTGGCAGGCCAGCGGCCAGCGGGCTTGTAAGTGGTCGTTGAAAAACCTGGATTGTTGAGCGTGACTGTGTGTCCGTTCTGCTTTGTCTGGCAGTTCTGCATCAGCCCCAAGTCAACGTCGTCACCATGCGCCACCCTACACCCGTCCACGTTAATCGCACCCGTGCCGTGTTGCAGGACGTTCTCCGCTACCGTGCCAATCAGCGGCTTACGTGCTACCGTTATCGGCTCAAATGCGGGTTTGAGCGCAGTCCCCCAGCCTTCCCATTGCTTCGCTTCGGGGGTGGCGGGGGTGGTGATACAGTAGTTAGCCGAATCAGGAGATACCTGCATGTTGACAACACCGTTTGCCTTCGCATGGCTAGCCCTTCTATTTGGCGATGGTGCAAGCACCTCCCGCTCCGCACCCGCCGCCTTATCAATCGCCTTGCTAACATCCAACGACTTCGGAAAACCCGACCCGTACACCCAAGCTATCATATCGCGTATCTCAAAACCCGCGTCCTCAATCCGCACCGCCATCCTGTGTTGTGTCCGTGTACCTGCGAAGCAAAGCAGGTGACCGCCAGCCTTCAACACGCGGAAGCACTGCCGCCACAACTCCTCACTCGGCACATCGTAATCCCACTTCTTGCCCATAAACGCCAAGCCGTAAGGCGGGTCGGTAACAATCGCGTCCACGCTGTTGTCATCCAGCAGTTGCAAGACCAACAGGCTGTCGCCGTTTACAATCTCAACGCGCTCACTCATCTCCGAATAGCGGCTGTTCGATGTGCAACTTCTGCTCTTGCTTGTCCACAAGGTTGTTTAGGCGTTGCGTTATGCTTGGATTGTACTGCCCAACCATACCTCCTTCGATTTGGTCTTGGCGTATACAACGGCGAATGCGTGAACAGACGCTTAAATAATCTGAATAGTTGCCGCCTGTGTTTGCAAAGTAATGTTCAAGCCCGCCAATAATATTTTGCTCTTCGCACCAATTCTCAAAGCCTTCCAAAGTCAATGGTCTTTCCAGCGGTTCTTGCTTTTGCTCGCCATCCTTACCCACAAACACGGTCTTGATTCGCGGATTGCTTTTGACCTCGTGTGCATAGGTCTGAAAGTATTGCCACATCAATTCAGGCGTTTGTATGTACTTGTGCTTGCTCATACCTCCACGCTGTTCATTATGTCGATAATCTTCTCGCATATCGCCACCTTCGCGTGCAGTGCGTTGGGTGCATCGCAGTCGTTCAATGAATCCAATATGTTCGCCATATCGGTCATCAGCGCGCCAATGTTCACGAGCTTGGACATATGCAAGTTGTGCTGTTCTTCGATGCTAATCTTTGCTGTTGCCATCTCCGTTTACATTAAATACCACATTGCGCTCTTTTACACAATGCTCGGCGTGTGCCACCAGTTCGGACAGGCGGCCAACAGCACAGGTTGCGCACCACCAGTCGGTGCGCGGAATGCCAAGGCTAATCGCCGCCGCTTGCAGTGTGTTCACCTCCGCAGGCGTAAGGCGTAGCGACTTGGTTGAATGGTACAATTCAAGTTTCGGCTTGATGGCCAGCACTTCGCTGATTAGGGTTGCGTTCATTCGGTTAGCTTTATGATGATGATGGCCAATGCCGCAGATGCCAAGCCTACAAACGGCGCGAAGTATAGCGGTTGGTCAAAAACTGACAAGCCAAATCCTGTCCAAAATGCAAGGCAGGATTGACACGATAAAGGCTTGAAGCGACTGATGCGGTAGTACCACTTCGGGAGAACGTTATAGCGTTCCATCGCCAATGCTGTCAAAGCCGCCAATAAAATCGTTGTAATCATCTTGTAGTGCTTGTTTTAGTCGTTGCCTGCATAGGTCAATCGTGTAGCAGATTGACCTGTATGGAATTCCTGTGTTGCGGTTGATAAGTTTCTTGTTGCCCAGTTCCAGCCAAAGCAAGAATAGGTTCTTGTCGTACGGATATTTCCCTGCCGCTGCCCACTTGTCCATCTCCTCCTCCGCTTTGCGATACAAGTGGTCAGGTACTGTGCTATAACGCTCATCCACCTGCTCAACCTCACCCAAAGCCACGCGCTCTTCGTTGTGCCGATACTTGCGCTGAAATGGCGATGTCTTGCCTCTGAATAGGTTGATAGCGGCGCGCACGATGTAGAACGTGAGTGCGCCTGACGCGTGTAGCTGTTCAACGCGCTCGGGTCGGTCGTAGCAGTAGATGACCAATTCGTGTTCCAAATCATCGGCATAGTCGCTTGTCGCGATTTGTCGCGCCACCTGTCGGAACACTCCGTCATTGTACAATTGGTGTATGATTGCGTTTGCATCCACATTGTGGGCAAATATACACAGGTTCGTGTATTGTCAATATGAACTTAAAGCGCGGCTCTTTGTTTTCGATTGCCCAGTCCACTTCCTGAATCGCGTGCATTACTGACGTGTGGTGGCGGTTTAGCATTATGCCAATCGCTGTCAAGCTGTATTTGTAGTGATGCCTGCGATACAGGTACCACATCAGCGCGTGCCTCGCTCGTGTAACTTCGGCCTTGCGATTGCCTGTGCAAATCTCTTCGAAGGTCACGCCTGTAATGGCTTCGATGCGATTGGCGATTTCAGTGATAAAGGTTGGTGTTTTCATAAGTTAAGGGTTTGTTTGAATTCTTCAAAGGTTCTGATTATGACGTAGCGGTAGCCAGCCGATTCAATGACAGCCTGCCATTCCTTTTGAGCAGGTGACTGCCTGCCTGTTGGTGTTTTGAATTCCAGTGCGATAAGTCCAGCATCCGATAGGTACATCATATCCGCAACGCCTGCAACCACGCCCATCGCTTTCATTATCGCGCCTTCAAACTTGCCGCCACTGTTGTTGTTGACCGTGAATAAGCGGCCACGTTCCTGCGGCCTTTCATTCCAGTGATAGCGGAAGCACTGCGCTTGTAGTTTGAATTCTTCTAATGCCATTTGAATCCGTGTAATTCTTGAAGTTTATCACAGTAGTATTTTGAATAGCCGCAATGTCGTAGCAACTCCCTGACATCCGATTCGCGCTTGACTATGTTGTGAAGCACGAAAAATAGCTTAATTTTCTTTGCACGAATCATCGCGGCGATTTCTGCAAGTGACGATTCTTTTGCCAGCTGTCGCCATTGGTACGGCGTGTAGTTGTCGCGTTGCAGGATTACTTCTTCGCCCATCTGCGATTCTTTGACAGGTGCGACAAATCCGCACGCTGGGCAAATCACGGTTGACGATGCCATCATATATCCGCACTTGCGGCACGTCTTGACAGGCGCGACCCCTTTGCGTTTCTTCTCCTTTTTTTCCAAAGACCACGGCCTTTCTACCTCCCAGCCGCCGTGTTGCTGTCGGTTGTTGCCAAAGTCAAGGATGGTGAACTCGGTCTTGGTTGGCGTTACCCTGCTACCTCTTCCGCACATCTGCAAGTATAGCGGTAGCGACTTCGTTGCTCGGTACAGGATAACGACTTCCACGTTTGGGTCATCGAAGCCAGTGGTGAGAATGCCGCAGTTGCACAGGATTCCGTTATCGCTGTTCTTAAACCACGCCAACACTTCCGCACGCTCATCGCCTTTCATCGTGCTATCCAAATGTCGCGCAGGTAGTCCAGCATCTTGCAACTCTTGGCACAACTCGCGACTGCTTGCAATGGATGGCGCGAATGCCAGTGCTTTCTTCCCTGCCGTGTATGTGTTGTAGTTCTTGATTACGCCGCGAAACACCTTCTGCTTGCTGAACGCTTGGCCCATCTGATTCGCATCATAATCGCCGTTGTACATCCTCACGCCCGACAGGTCAACAGGAACGCTATACGTTGTCGGGATTGCAAGGTACCCAGCATCCACCAACTCGCGTATGGTTACAGGCTCGACAATGTCCGTGTAAAATTCTTTGAGTGCTTTCTGATTGCCCTCGCGATGCGGCGTTGCAGTCGCGCCGATGACCGTTGTAGTTGGCTCAATAAATTTGAATAGCTTGTCAAAACTCGCCTTGTGCGCCTCGTCAATGATTACAAGGTCGATGCCTTTTAGCCAATTCGCGTATTCATCGTTTTTAAGCCTGTGGTTGAGAGATTCTACCATTGCTATATACGAGGTAGCCTCAGGCAGTTTGCGTGTCCCTTGTTTGATGTAAGAGGGCAAAATCGCGAAACGTGTAAGTGCGCCATCCGTTTGCGTCAGCAGTTCAATGCGGTCGGTGATTATCAGCACCTTCTTTCCTTTGGTCAGTGCGGCCTGAACCATTGAAGAAAACATAACGGTCTTGCCTGCGCCAGTTGGTGCGCACAGGATGATGCGCCTATTTCCTTTCCGCATAGAATCGCGTAGCAGGTCAATGGCGTGTTGTTGGTATGGTCTAAGTGTAGTCATTGTAGTCAGTTTGTAGTCAGTTTTTTGCGATCAAAGTGACTACAAAAAAAGTGCCTTGGCGATACCTGCAAGGGCGTTTTTTCGGTTTGTAGTCAGTGTAGTCACTTTTTTTTAATAAAAAGAGTATATATTATATGTATACGAATATTGAATATTACACACGCTATAGAGTTTCAAAGTTGTTTTTGCAGTGACTACACCGACTACATTGACTACAAAAGAGGCGAATGTTGTGATTGAAGTTCACTGACATTGATTTGCCATTTCCTCACAGGAACTGCGCAATTGCCATCCCTGCGGCTTTTTTGGTTGTATCCCAACGCTCGAAGTTGCAGTCCAAGTTTGTGCAGGCTCATTGATTGGCGTGAGTTCATATCAATGTAAACTTTGATTGCACTGGTGGTCATCCAGTTTGTACAGTACTGACTTGGCGGCTCAAAGTACTTCACAATCAGCTCGCGCTCTAAACTCGGCTGTTCGTTGCCCATCGTGTTTTGGTTCAACACTGCAATGTCTTGACCGCTCAAATACCAGCCTTGTGGATTGGCTCTCCATTCGTTGTATAGTTCAACCAATAGTTCGGTTTTGTCAATTGCCTCATACTTCTCCCAGTCAATTTTTATGACATCGATTGGAATGATGCGGCGATTACCTGTTGGGTCATTGATGATTTCGGATTCGTTACTTGTGCCGCACAGCACGGCCAACCTCCGCAGTTCCTCGTGTACTTTTCCATAAGGCTTGCGAATCGTAAACGTTTTACGACTTGACAGCTCCTTCAACTTTTTCGCCTCCTGCTTTGACTTTCCACCAAACTCGTCATCGCATAGGATTATTTTTTTGCACATCAAAATCTCATCATCCTTACCTGCGTCAAGTTTGGTTTCACCGTAGTAGCCTTGAAGTTCATCGGGTAGCAGTTGACGAAAAAAGTTTGTTTTGCCGATGCCTTGCGCGCCTGTCAGCACCAAACAAATCACTGAATAGTCGTAGTGCATTGACCCGATAATGCTCAAAAGCCACTTTCGTAAAAAGTTTTCGATGTAAAAAATATCGTGGTTGTTGCTATCAATGCAGGTAATTAACTCATCAATAAGGCCCTTCGGTCGCTTGGATGCATTTGCCGCAAAGAAGTCCACGAATGGATTATATCGCGCTGTATTCTCCGAATCGATGATGTCGAACACCAGTTGCTTTTTGACCTTTGAGCCGTAGGCGTGAACGGCTTGCAGGTATATGGTGTTCAATTCGCGGTCGGTCAATGGCTCTCCTGCCTTCTCGTAGTTTCTGGTCACCTCGTTCATCTTGATGTTAAAGCCTGCGATAAACGTTTTAAGCGCATCCAGCATCTCATCTGCTGATGGCTTTTCTACGTCCTTTTCTTGCAGTGCAAAGGCTTGGGTAACGCGCTCTTCTACGTCTTCCAATCCTTCGACTTCGGTTAGGTATGCGATTGTTTCATTGCGAGCATCATCGGTTGACTTGAATCCACCAGCGACACCAACGCGTGAGCGGTTGACCAGTGCTTGCTTTTCGATGCGCTTTGTTTCAGGTGTTTGTACCTCAACACCTGCGCACTTAGCCATATAGACAAGGGTTGCAAAGGTGATTTCTCCGCGTGTTGATTTCAGCAGTTCATCGTATTTGCTGTCGCATTTGCGGCTGTCGTACTTTGCGCTGACTGATGACAGCGCGTGAAACATTGCCCTCCCTTCGGGTGAATCTTTGTACTTGTTGATGATGGCACAGCCAACGCGATACCAGTCGTGGTAACCTTCGCACAGGTTTATGCCTCGGCTAATGATTTGCGAAAGCATATAGTTGCTGTCGCTTTCGTTACCCACGTACTGCGCCCGCATTGGTGCGGATGGCTTCGGCAGGTAGTCCTTGAAGCGTGGTATCTTTTTCGCCACTTGGTACAAGTCAGGGTCATAGCTGACGAACCGAAGGCGCGCCACGTCTTTGCAGGATTTGTCGCAGATTAGTTCATACCTATCTGCAAGTCGCTTTTCAAGGGCAAGGTAAGCGTCAAGGTGTCGGTTCGGGTCGATGGGAAATATGGCGCAGTAGCCTTGACCTCCAACACTTACGAACATCGCGTACAGTGCAGGGTCTTCGCGTAGCTTGGCGATACCTTCTTTGATGTTCGGGTTGTCATTGGCATCTATGTCGATTGCAATGAAGCCACTATGTTCAATCAGGTGTTCTTTTTTGCGTTGCTTAAACTCGCCGCTTGTGGTGAATGCAGGTAGGTTGTCTTTTGTGCCTTTGCCTGTTCGATATGCCAGCACTTGGTCTTGCCACCTTCCATCCTTGATGTTCATCAGCAAGGTGTTGAGGTCGCTCGTCTGCGAAGGCGTTACGGCTTTGTTGTTTGCAAATACGGATACTTTTATCATCGTTAAAATTTATGGGTAAAAAAAGCCCCGACAGATACCAGCTGTCGGGGCAAGCCAAATGGAACGCGGCTCGTCTTCCGTCAACAATGCGCTGGTATCACATTGCTAACTCTGTCACAAATATAGGCAATATTATGACTAATCGTTCTCGGTGTACCTTTCTAATGCAATATTGTACATCGCCTTGTAGCAGGTTCTTTCCGTGAACGTTTGCCCCACCATCAAGCCGATAAAGGCTTCGATGATTTCGGTAGCTGTATGCTCATTGCCTTCCATTTCGGTAGAACAAACACGCCCATCAATTTGCAGGCTGATTTTGGTACACTGGTTAAAATGGGTCATTGCCTTGGTCGTATTGGTTGTAGGTGTTAGCGACTGGTGCCTGCTTCGGCTGAACGCTCCCAGCAAGAAACTCGCCCTTCGCTCCATTCTTGACCCATAGGCTGACGCTGTATTCCTGTCCGTTCAACAGCAGGTTGCCTTTCCATCGCGGCGCGTTGGCGTTGGCTGATTGATTGGTGAACACGGATATGTCACCGTCTTTTTTTTGATAGTTGCTCATAGTTTGGTTTGGTTTAAGGTTTGTTTGCAATATCGTTTAATAATGTCATAATAGCTGTTTTGGCTTTTTCTTCCGTTCCTGCGCCCATCCTTGCCAAATTCTGCAAGCCTCTCCTGCAATTTAGTTAAGGCTTCATATACTGGAATTTCAGGCGAATAAACAGCGTTGTTCATTTCGTATTTGGCCTCCTCTAATGCGCTGGCCAAAATGTACGCTTCGTCTTTTGTGATTCTCATAGGTTTGTAAAATTAAGCATTGTGACTTTCCCACCAGTCGGCGGCATTCTGCATCTGCCCAAGCAATCCGCCATCGTATTCCGTACCTACGTGGTTACGCAGGTCGTGGATGATTTCCTTTTGTCGCTTGCTGAATCCGATGTCGGTGTAGGAAGGAATCGGGATGTCACCGCTGTCATCGTTAAACCAGTCGTGTGCAGAAAAGTACATTGGCACTTCGAAGCTACCTGCTTCGTCTTCAATTTCAAAGATAAATTCGATGTCGTTCATAGTTGGGTTGGGTTTAGAGTTTCGTTTACTTTTTGGATAATAATGTCGCCGATGTACTGTCGGCAGATGTCAGCTGTTTGCAATCGATTGGCATCGGCATCGGCATTGGCAGCGGCAGCGAAAGCGGCAGCAGCACGGGCAGCGGCATTGGCAGTGGCAGCGGCATTGGCAGCGGCATTGGCAGCGGCAGCGGCAGCGAAAGCGGCAGCGAAAGCGGCAGCGAAAGCGGCATTGGCAGAGGCATTGGCAGTGGCAGCGGCATCGGCATTGGCAGCGGCATAGGCATTGGCATTGGCAGCAGCAGAATCAAGTTCCTCTCGGCTTGCTCTACCCTCGCCAAAAGCTATAGCAGTATCAACCGCTTTTATGCTTCGATTATCGGTCATTAAGTGCCTGACCGTGTTGGCACAATGCCCTTTCGCAAGCGTCAGCGGTTGTAATTCGACACCGCATTTTTTTGCGAGCCATAGCAGCCAGTCGCCACGGTGACAGTCGGCTACGACCTGTTCAATTGTTTTATCGCCAGCCCATTCAATGGCATAACTGCAAGCGTCAATGGATTCTAAGTATTCGCTGAAGGTCATTTCTTCTCCTCCTTCCTTTGCTCGCGAGCGTCAAGTTCAGCCAAGACCAGCCGCAGTTTGTCTGCGGCCATATCTCGCGCGGTGTGGTTTACAGCTATGCGCATCACCAATTCGCAGTTTGACTGCTCAACGTGAAGGTCGGCAAGACTAAGTCCTGCCAACCAAAGTTTATATGCTAAAGGTGTCATTTGAAGGTAACGGTTAAGGTGGTTTTATTGGGTTTTATCGGTAGCACTGGAACAATCTCGCCAGTGTCAGGGTCAACAATCACGGCCTTGCCGTTCATTCGAAACGCCTGTTTCAGCAGTTCCTGTCGTTGCTTCAACTTCGCGCTCATCTCGTTGCATACTTCATCCTGCGTGAAGTCAGGCATTCCGTATCCTTCGCGTAGTACAACGTTAGCACCTTCGATGCTGAACGCGCCTTTGTAATGGTAGGCTTCGTCAATCGCAATATCCTGCGTGTTATCCAAGATGCCTTCTAAGGCCTTTATTAACGCTTTACAGCGCACGTGAACGCTCAAAGGTGATATGTTACCATCCAGCACTTCCGAGGTCACAGAATCGATAAATTCGCTAATGTCAGCCTTGCTGATATTTGCGGGTAGTTGCAGGTTAGCCATTGGTGTCTTGCAGGATTTGCAGGGATGAACGGATGAGGGATTCGGCGCGTGACAAATTGCGGAGTGCTTTTGTCACGTGAGCTTGTGGTAACTTCGGCGTTGAGTGGTACTTGTTGTTGTCTCGACCGAACAGCAGGTAAACACTGGATGCTCGCCACGCACAGCCTCGCTTGGTGGTGATGCCTGCTTTGTTCAGTTCCTCGGCCATCTGCCGCAGTGAAGTGCGGCGATAGGCGGGAAGGGTGTAGATAAATTCGATGGGTGTCATTTCTTGTTGGATTTAAGTTGTGATTTTACATATTCGATGCCTTTTGCAAACTTCGCCGCATCCCAGTGCGGTTGCGGAAGTAACCGCGCCATCTCGGCAGGGTCTAACGCTTCGATTAGGATGCAGTAATCGGTGCGCAGTTTTTCCAGTTCACTTTCCTTTGCGAGTGCAAACTGCATCTCATCAGCGGTGGAGATGGCATCCTTCAATCCGATGCCGAAGTTGCCGAGCGCACGACCCCACGCACTGCTCTCGCAGTTCTCGACGTAGCTGGTCTTGTTGATGTTTGAACTGGTGCGGTCTTCCTGTGCCAGTCCTGTCGCAACGATGCGGCCAGTTGGGTCGGTGATGATGGCGTTCAGCACTACGAAGTCGGGTGTCAGTTGCACCACTTCGGTGGTCAGGCAATGGTCGGCGAAGTGTTCGCGGAAGTATTTAATCCGCTCCACGACTTCCACATAAGGCTTGCCTTTAATGTTGATTGTTTTTAGGTTGGTCATTGATTTAAGGGTTTAGTTTGGTTGGCAGCATAGTTTAACGCGGCGCGAATCGTGCCAAATCGCGCTCGGCATAAGTTGAGGGTGTCAGCCTCGCAGTACACGGAAGTAAGTTGCATTAAAGGTTTAACGGTTTTGGTTTTGCTTGTGTTTTTCATCGTGTTTGTTTAGACGTGCAAATATATATATAAATATGAATGTTTGCGCGTATGCGGTGAAGTACCACCATCCAGCATCGGTGTGGATGGCGCAGATGAAGCAGGTCATAAAAAGGAACGCGGTGTAGGTCAGGGCTTTCATACGGCGAATAGGTCGTAAAAATTTTCAAGGGGTTGATGGAAGTACATACATATCCAGCGTGCGTGCGAGTAGGGCGTTTCAAAAATGTACTCGCTTCTGGTCAGCCAATAGGTAGCACGTTCTTGCTGGTCGGCTGGCAACGCGTTAAGTTTGGCGCGTATTTCGGGTTTCAGCTTGTCAAGTAGGGTTGTCATTGGTTTAGTTGGTTAGGTGTTTAGCTTGAAGGATGCGGCCATACAGGGCCCAGTCGAAGCGCAGTGGCTGTTTGATTTCCGCAGATGTTGGCGTTGGTGTGGTGCGCAGTTGCTTGCGGATGTAGGCGAACCACGCGTCAAGGGTGAAGGTGTGTTTCATTGGTTGTTGAGTTTAGGCATTGGCAGTGGTGTTGAAGAACGCTGGAAGCGGATGAACCTGAACCAGTCGCGGTGTTGCTTGCGCCACAGTGCTTCGGCAATCTGCTTTGTTCGGGTTGAATTGGTGTTCGCTTCAAAGATGTAGTTGACGTGAAGCGCGTACATTCCGCTGGGTTGCTTGTGGATGTACGCATCCACCACCTTGCCATTGTCAAGCGTGATGGGTGTGTGAGCGATGATGTCGTGTTTCATTGGTTGGTGGGTTTAGATAGTTGAAAAAAGAAGGTCATTCCATTCAGGGTATTGGCACTCCCACAGCGCGTCAATGTCGCTCTGCCTGAACTCGTTGGTAATGCGGTCAGAGGTTGGGTAGTCGATGTGCAGGTGAAGCGTGCCTTTCTGCTTGTAGATGAAGGCATTCACGATGTCGCAATCGTCATTGCCGAGGTTGATGGGGGTTGATTCGATGATGTTCATTTGGTTTGGGGTTTAGAAGGTTAGTTGCTACCGTTTTGGTATGCACCAAAGTTACATACATATATATATAGGTTGTATACTTTTTTTTATTTTTTTTTCTGCGTTTCCAGCGTCTAAACGCACTTTCCAAAAAAAAGTTTAGAAACGACCCCTTCGCGAAGCCTTGATTACAGGCGCATCAAGCGGAAAGCCAAGATGGACAGCACCAATCCGAGTGCCACTCCGAACCAAACAAACACCATCCGATTCTTGCGCTTTGCTGGCTCAACTTTCACCACGCGCTCAATCGTTACCGTGTCGCGCTCAGAGATGCGTTGTATGACCGTATCTCTGCGAAATTGTATCCGAATACTACCGCGATAATTTGATGCGCTTAGAATGCTTGTTTTGGTGCTGTCGGTGAATCTGAACTGACGAAGGATGCCTGCACTATCGCAGGGGTTGTCAATGTACAGCTCCGTGAACCTCGGCACTTCAATCATAACGCTGTCCTTCTGCACAACCGTGTTGGTGCGCACTTCCACTGCCTTGCGACAGCATCCAGCCAGCAGGAGGCTAAATATGACTATATTCAGCTTTGGCATTGAATGATGGGCAGGCTTTATTGACCTTTGGAAAGTCGCGGTGACCTTGAATTATTGCGCTGGGGTACTTCTGCTTCCACGCGTGGAGGACTTGACTGATCGCGTCTTTCTGCCCTTGCGTGCGGTTGTCCAATGGATTGCCGCGCGAATCAATGCCGCCAATATAGCTGACGTGAAGTGAAGCAGAATTATAACCAGCCACCCCATTGCATACCGCATCATCCTGCGCCAAAGTGATAACCTCTCCATTTGCTTTTACGATTTTGTGATAGCCACTCGCTTTCCAGCCAAGCCGCTCGCGCCAGTGCCGCTGGATGCTTTCAACGTTTGTGGTCTGCGGCGTCGCGGTACAATGGACCACTAAGTACTTTATTGTCCGCATCAGGTCGTGTGGAATTTAGCGTCTATTATTCGGGTGTCTTTCATTTTGTCGTTCACCTTAATAATTATTCGCTCGACGTTTAAGGTCATCCAGTATCCGCCCAGTGGCTTGACTGCTCTGCCGCGCTCAACGTGGAAGCCGCCTTCACCTGTGCCAAACTCCTCTTTGTAGGTGCTTGTGCGCAACTGATGCACCCTGCGATGCGATATTATCTTGCGCGTCCTGTTGTAGTGGTGAACCATGTTGATGTGGTGGTACAGCTCGTGAACGTGACCTTGCCACGTTAGGTCGTAGCCTTCGGTGTTGGCCATCATCCGCTGGTCTTGGATTACGCCCTTAGTCACTGGGCCACCTCCGCCTGATCCGTGAAAGTAGTGGATGATAAATGCCGTGTTCCGCGAATGTTCATCGCCATCGGTACTCGTGTCCATATTGATTTGAATAGTGCCACCATATCCGCCGATCTGCACATTAGTGCCGTGCTTGTAGTTGAATATGGCTTGGAACTGCCGAAGCGCATCGAACTCCGTGTGTCGCAGTACGCTCGTTTCGTGGTTGCCATAACCAATCAAAGCAAGGTGTTGGGCGTAAGGTGCGAACCATTCCACCGCATCCTCAACCACTGCTTGCAGGTAGTTGCCTTTATTGTGTTCTGGTCGGATATCATCCTTGCTGCGTCTTGGATCGCCCTTGCCCTGCATAAGACAAAAGAAGTCGCCATTGACGATGATGGGTGCGTTACGTTCAACCGCTTGGTCCAAGTGCTTTTTCAGCAGTGCGCGGTCGCACTTTGGATTGTCCCAGTGCAGGTCGCTTATCAGTAGAAATTCAGCGGTCTTGCCATCGACTTCAATCAGGTGTATGTTCGGCTGAATCTGCTTGACTTGGTGTAGCATTTAGGGTTTTTAGTAGTTTGGCTTCAAGAACTTCTGCAATCTTCACGCCTGAAAATCCGACAAGGAATGCCAAGCCGTATTGGATGTTGGGTGCGTTGATGTTGAGGAAGCCTATCAGCACAGGCGCAAGGTAGGTGGCGCAAAGACTACCGCTGAACACGCTGACCAACTGCATCTTCCAATTGCGTTGTTTAGGCAATAGAAGAAGCGAGCCGAGGAAGCCCGCAATGGTTAGGCCGATGTTGATGCCGATGCTATTCAGAAATTCTTTCATTGTAATCTTTTGTGTATTGTTCGTCCCATCCAAGAAAAGTGTGTACGCCCACGGGTGGCGGCCAAGTTTCAAACTGCTCCCAATCAGGTGCAGGTTGGTCATCCCACAGCAAGTCCACGCAGTAGGTGTTGTCGATTTCGCCCAATTCAACGCAGGTTGCTTCGGGTTGCGATAGTTGGTAGAAAGCCTCGAACTCGGCTTTTGTGTTCCATTTGTACTTCCTGAATGTAGCCATTACGTTAGTCGCGTGATGTTGGCAAGTTGGTCATTCGATAGCCTTGTGGTGTAGATTGCGGCGGCGCGGCATCGTTGGTCACCTCGGCCAAAAAATAATGCCGTCCCATTCATTTGTATTGCGTTAAGAGAAGCGTTAAAAGTAAAAGCTGTCGTATTAGTTGAGCCAATTTGCACTCCGTTAATAAACAAAGCCGAATCACCTGATTTATATGCGAATGCGATTTTTACAAAATCTGTTTTGTCTGCTGAATCTTGAACAAAAAAAGCAGACGAACCACTTGCATAAATGCGAGCTATGTATTTGTTTGTGGATTTGTAAATTATGACTTGATTATCTTGATTAGCTAATGAACCGTTTATGTAAATAATATCTTGATTCACTCCAATATTTGTCCTGCCCTCCCAATACAACGTCCCCTCCGTCTGCCCGATATACCCACTCACCCCCGACACGGAGCAAACATCCGCGGCGCGGGTTGCGGAGCCTGTGGTCGTTGGGATGGGTGAAGTAGCAACAGGGCCAACTTCGCCTTGCGTATAATCGACTTCAATAACATCGCCGCTTGCAATCATTCGTATGCCAACCGTGCCACTTGCCACTGTCCGTGCAACGGATG